GTCTGAATACATTTCATAAAAGTTTAATGTCATAACATTTGCAACACCCCTAAATGATTCCATCCCTTGTGAATCTTCAACCAATCCATGTGTAAAATAAAAATTATTTGAACTATCATCACTTGGTAATAGATGTATATTGTCGTAAAACTCTTCACTAAATCCACCAGATTTTCGAACAAGTGTTGCATTTGTGATTTGTGGTGTGACAATGGTTTGATAAATCTGTGACAAATCAAATGTTGCAAAACTATTTCCAAGTGTTTGATAGGAAACTTGTTGTGTGAAAGAAATTGTTTTTAAAGAACCAGAACCACCACCAGAATTCGTGTTGTAAGTTAGTTCAAGTAAAAACCTATATTTGTATTTTCCAGATGCTTGTGGATATACTGGTGTGGTTGTGTTTAAATATACAACATTTGTTCCAGTGCTGATGTTGAAATTGTCATCATTCATTGTGACCGTTAAGTTGTTCGCCATCTTAGTTCAATTTAATTTCTTTTATAATTTTTTGAATGAATCCGTTTGCCATTGCAACACCTACATCACCACCATTTTCTGTGACAACTCTATCAATTGCATCTTTGAAATAATTTCTTGCCGACAAACCTTTTGTTGCAATACTTCTTCCAAGAAGAAATGCAAGTTGTTTTTTTGCTGATTCAGTATTCTTTGAAAATTGTCCAGTTCCTAAATCACGAAGTCTGATTGGTTTGCTTTGTATCCATCCAGCCATCACACCTTGTGGAAGATTCTTTGATTTGAATCTAAATGGTGAATTCTTTGCTGATGGTTTTGTACTTTCTGAACCCTTGACACCTTGTTCCATAAATGGTGCATAATCAACTGAAGATGTAAATTCAACATCAAATCCACTTGCAAATTGACCACCACTGGATCGCTTTTGTTTAATACGATAACCAAGTGAAGAAGACAATGCACCAGTGTTGTTTGTCACTCTTTTCTTGCCATCAATCATTTTGGATGCACCAAGATTGATTCTTGCAAGTTTCACAACCCTTGAACCAAACTTCTGAAGTTCTTGTTTAGTAGTTGGAATCATCTATTGTTTAGCCAAATTAATGTGTTTGAAATGTCTTTGTCTGTCATCAGTTCATTTGTGTAAATATATTCTTGAAAATAGAAGTCAGATGTTTTTGATGGTGATGGATGTCCAATTCCAAATTCAGCATTGTCAAGTTCAAATCCACTATTTATTTCAACATTATCATTTGCACCAGAACCATAATACAATTTTAGTTTTGATTGATTGAAGTCATATCTTAGACAAAAGGTGAATGATTCTTGTCTTCTGTGTTCGTTTGAATAATCATTTCCATTTGTTGGACATATTGCAAATGGTGTTTGTGCATCTGGTGAACCACTTGGTGTGAACAAAGTCAATTTACCATCTTCAAACACTTCAATAAAAAATCCATCATTTTCATTTAAAAAGTTTCCAAAATAACAAATTGTATTTCCAAAGTCTTCAAATGAAAACCTTCCAAAGTCTTTAATTCTTATAAAGAATGTTGCAAATCCTTCTGATATTACTGGATGATTTAAACTGATAGGTGTTGATTGTGATTGGTCAAAAAAGTGAATTGCGTTTTTTTGTGGATTCCAAGTCACGTTTGAATTGCTTGTGTTCATAGTCAATGTGTCATCACCACTTATTGTGTCAACTACTGGTTCAAGTGAAAACAACTTATTGTTTGTGAAAGTTGCTTTGTCATGAATCTGTTCCCTTGAAAACCATGCAATTTCTGATGGTACTGAATTTGGCAACACATAACTTTTTGCATATTGTTTCTCTGGATTGAAGTATGGAATCAAACAAGCTGATGCTTCATTTGGTGTGATGACATTGAATGATGTTGTCCATCCAGAACAATTGTCTGGTTCTGTGTCAATGAACGGTTGACATATGACTGGCAATTCCATTGAAATCAAAGTGTCTTGATTGATGAAGTATTTACCATCTGTTATTTCTTTGCATATATCTTGAAGAATCATTAAAGCATCAGACAAGCAATTTGCTTCATTTCGCATCTTGTTAGATTCAACATTATATCTGTCAAATACAATTACATCAAAACCATACACAAGAACTTGGTCATCAATTGATGTTCCAGTTGGTGTAATATGTAAGGCTGGATATTCTGTGAATTTATCCTTGTCAAAAAAGTTGACTTCACCATAAGTGAAAGATTCAATTTGCTGGTGTTGTGATGCAATAGAATCAAAGTATTGTATAATTGCTTTGTATGTAATCATCTTCTTTTATTTTGCTTTTGTCTTGCTTCTTTTTCACGTTCAATCTGTTTGTCTGCATCAAGTGAAAGTTTTGTCAAACACATCATCAATGACAACTTTGTGATTTTATTTATCTTTAATACATCACCACCAGACAATCCATCAATCACACTGAACCAACCATAGTTTGATGCTACAGATTTTTTGCCTTTTGATTTGAAGACTGATGGAAATTGTTCAACAACTCTTTTCCTAAACTCCAAAAAAAAACTGCAATTGCATTTCCAATGTTGATTGATAACTTTTCAAAGTGCAATGAATTTTCAGAATGAACATCAAAGTCATATGGTTCAATGTCATATCTGTTTCCTTGTTCTTTGACAATTGGTCTGTAAAGAACTGACATCATCTTTGCAATGTTGTTTTCTTTTGCATAAGTTTCAACATCTACAAATTCACCCATTGTCATTTCATCAAGGTTTGGATGGAATCCGAAAATGACACCATTGATGTCAATCTTGTTTATTATATCCTTATTGACTGGTTTGCTTATTAGCTTTTGCAGACTGCTTTGAATCTTCTTCAAATCCTTCAACTTCATTACTTCAACCACTTGTCCAGGTATGTTGCAAAGTGAAGATATTGTTTTCACAACAAGTTCTTTTTCTTGGTCAACATCCTTGACTGAATCAATGTAATTCACATACTTTCTGATTGATACATCTGACCAATCAGTTGGAATTGCTATTTCTAAAGTCTTCTTCATTTGTAAGTTTAAAGTTGTTTTTCTTGTATTTTCCTTTCAAAAAGCATAAATGCCATAATTACCTTTGACTTCATACCACATTCGCATCATCAATGCATCTGCATAATCTGGTGACCTTCCAAGAAGTGCTTTGATTGTATCCTTTGGAATGATTGAAAGTTTCTGTGTGTCCTTGTCAAGTTTATCTCTTTTGATGATTTCAAGTTCTTCAATGATGGTTTGTTTGTGTCTTGTGTCTTTGATTCCTATTTTACCAGCATTACCATTTCAGCTAATTTGAAATAGCATTGTGTTTTTAAGTTCTGAAAGTTTTCAGATTTCAATGCCTTTCGATCCGTTCACAAAACCTTTGCATCCAGACAACACATCTTTGACACCACCACCAACACCATCTTCATCAACAATGATGTGTGACCTTTGGACACCATTTTGCAGTGCCATTGTTTTAATTGCTTCAATTGTATCTGTGACTGATGACTTTGCAAATGAAACAATCTGTTCAGCATTCAATCCATTCCATAAAACAAGAACGGTCTTATCTGCACCAAATCTGGCAACATCACAAGTGATATGCTTGACACCACCTTCAATTGTGTTTGTGAACATATCATGTATTGAATCATAGTCAAACAACAATGCGTCATCTTCGTTGTATTCCCAATCACCAAGAAGAAGTCTTTGTCTTGATACCTTGTCAAGTTTTTCAAGTTGCTTGATGTAGTGTTCAGATATTGCAGAATTGTCAGTCACAAGTGATTGAATGAACTTTCTGTGGCCAGGCAACCTTTGTTCCTTTGATGGTTTATAAAATTCAGAATACAACCAAGTCTTTGTTGGATTGCAAGTCATTAAAGTTTTTGGAATCAAGTCAAACTTGTCCAGCTTAAAACGTATTCTTGAATTTAAGATGTTGATTGCTTTTTGACTTACTTCAGCACATTCATCAACAAATGCATCTGTGATTTCTAAACCACCAAGTGAAGTGAAGTCTGGATCACTTGGGTACAAAAACAAATCTTTCAGATATATAATTGAGCCATTGAAAAATGTGATTGTTGAATCTTGTGCATTATAGGTGAAGTCTTCATTTGGACTTAGACCACAGAAGTCTTGTGCAACTTCAAAGAATGTGTTCAGTGTTGTTGCTTTTAGGTTTTTCAATTTAGACCTTCCAATCACACTTCTTGTTCCTGCATATTGAAGTCTTCTGTGTATTTGCCAAAGACAACCAGTGAATGTTTTTGAACCACCAGCACCACCACCAAACAAAACTTCTGTTGTGGTTTTATCTTCAAGGTGATTGAAGCATTCAATTTGTTTTGGAAACAATTCTATATCAATTGTTTTTGGCATCTAATGGTTTAAGATTTATCACAATAGATTTGTCAGTCACTTCAGCTTTGACATCTGTTCTTGATAATTTAGGAACAATAAATTCAGACATCTTCAGAATGATTTCCAATGCTCTTGCTGGTTCTTCAATTGCAGTTTCTGTCAACCACAACTGAAACTTGTCTTGGTTGTTTTCAATAAGCAATTGGAAAGCATCTCTGATTTCTTGTGTTGTCTTGTTTGGAATTCCTTTTCTGCTTCCAGCAAGTTTGTTCCCTTTTTCAAACTGGCATCTATTCTATGTCTTTTTGTGTGTCTTTGTCACTATCTGGTCTGATTTCTTCTGGAATAATATCAGCCATTGTCACTGATGTTTTTCCTTCATCCAACTTAGTCATCAAAGTTTGTGCAGTTTGAAGTGATTTGTCAAGTGCATATCCACGCATTAAACCTTTGACATATGATGCCACTGCTATCTGTCCAGGGAAAGTGTTTTCAGCCATTGTCATGAAATCAATCTGACCATTTTCAAGTCTTGGATATTCTTGTTCTGATTCTGTCATTGTGTTTGTCTTTAAGTAATTGTTTGTATTGCTTTTTATCACCATAGTGAATGTGGCATTTTCTACAAAGTGCCATCAAATTTTCAATGTTGTCTTTCAGTTTCGATCCACCAGCTTGTCTTGGTTCTATGTGATGAATGTCCACTGCTTTTTTTCCACACATTTCACAAGGTATGAATTCACCAAATTGTGCATCAAAGAAATTGACATATACCTTTGTGTGATTTTTCATTCAAGTTTGTCTTTAAGATTTTCAATCAAACGGTTCATGTATCTTAAATAGAATATGTCAAATTCAATGTCTTTCTGCTTGTGTTGTTTCCAATAAACATAAAGAACTGCACGAAGTCTTTGTGATGGTGTTTTTCCATCTGTCTTTTCATTCTCTAATTTAAAGCCATCTAAAGCATCAAGTTCATCTTGTGATATATTATCACTTGAAAGATACATCAAGCATTCAGTCTTTCTTAAATCAAATAATTTGACTGATGATTGTGTGTTCAGTTCATATGTACCCATGACAATCTTGACCGATCCATCATGCCTTGTTGCTATTGTTTCAACACTTACTGGAAGAACTAATTGTGGCATCTTTTATTTTTCATATTGTTCAACAATTTCTTTCATTTCATTCAATGCTGATTTTAAGCAAGGAACACAATTGCTTGTCTTGGTATTTCCACCAATGTATTTTCTTTGCATATTGTAAAGAACTTCTTTTTGGTTTGGATTGATGGTTTGTTTAACTTCTTCAAGCAAATTTTTGATTGCAAGATAATCATTTTCAGTGACTTGAAGAAATTCCCACTTATTAAATGGACATTTACTGAATGAAAGTTTTGTCTTTGCATCCATAAAACAACCACAAGTTCTTTTCTTACCTACTTTTGTACCAACTACTGGTGTGCCACAAGTTCTTGATTTCTTTCTGAAGTGTCTGCAAGATTCACAAATTGCAATTCTTTTTGATGCAAGTTCTTTGTCTGCTTTAAATGGAATCATATCAAATCTTTTATGTTCTTTTTTACTTTGTCAATAGTGTATTGAATAGACTTGAAAGTGATTCCAGTTTCTTCAGATAATCTTCTAATTGAAAGACCAGTTTCATAATAAAGTTGAAACAACTTTCTGTCATATTCATCAAATGTGTTTAGGCAATCATCAATCTTTTTGTTCATCTTTTCAATGTGATGCAATTGCCCTTGTTCATCATCTGCATTTTTGTTGGCCAGGTGTTCAAGAAATGATTCATCACTTTCAATCTTCTTTCTTTTGTATTGAACCATCTTCTTGTTGAATTGTGATTTGTTTGAATAAAATTTCACCATCATAATCTTGCAAACATAGGTTTTGATTTTTCCAGAATCTATGATGATAAGAAGTTTGTGTTGGTTCATTGTCATCAATTGAACAAATGTTTCTTGGACTAAATCTTCAGACAAGTCTTTGTCTTTTGTTTTGTTAATTGCAAAACCAAGATAATAGTTGAAGTCTTTGTATATCCATTCAATTGGATGCCAGTTGTTTTTCATTCTTTTATTGTGTAGTTGACATCAGCTTGTGGAATAGTGCAAGACAAATACCATTCAATTCTTTCAATTGTTTCATCTAAACCAGTACAAACAACTGCTAAATAACCATTTGAATTTAAAATTCCAATCACTTTTTTTTGGTTTTCTGATGGATAATTTCCTTTGACTTTTAATTCTATTGCAAGACCACTGATGTATTCACCTTCAACAATTCTTGGTGAATAGACAAACAAATCTGGAAACCCTGCTTGATAACCTTTTGCTTTATATGACCGATGTCTTGCAGATGCAATATACACACCACCAAGTGAACCGTTCACAAATACATCTTTATGTTGCATTTTCATATATCTGACAACTGCTTTTTGAAGTTGTTCTTCTTTTTGTTTTCTCATATGAATTCACCATTTAATTTTCCACCAGAAGTTCTTGGTCTGATATATGCTTTTGGTTTGTATGGTTTTACATTGAAGTTGTATCCAAACATTAATTCATATGCAGATTGATATACTAAATTTTTTTGTTTTTACAATATTCAATATGCTTTTCTTCTTCAGCAGATAAATATCTTCTGTAAGTTTTGTGATATTGTTTGACTTCATCTTTGTTCATTTTAAAAAGTCTTTAAGTCTTTGAACTGAACTTCTTTCACCAAGTGCTGACCATTCTGAATCTTGTCTTGATTTTTGTTTTTCTCTTTCTGTAATCACCAAACCAGTTCTTGTGATGTCATACCTGGTCAACCATTCCAAAATCATTCCACCATCTATTCTGTCAAATATTTTTTCATTCATCTTTGCAAGTTTCAAACACATTCCGATGTCATAATAGTTGAAGTGTCTGAATTGCTGACAAATGATGTATGCAGTTTCTTCCAATTGTGGTCTGTCCATTTTACTTTTGCAATTATAAAAGTCTTGAAATTTTATAAGCATCAACATCAGAATGTCAATTGTTTTTTCTTCTTCAAGTTTCATTGACTTGTATATTGATTGTGGTTTGTCAACCAGTGCAATCTTCACAATGTCATTCATGTTCATTTTCAACACTTGTTTGTTGAATTCAGAATGGATCGGTGTTGTGATTTTATTGTCTATATTTTGCAAGGATGTCATCAGCTATGTTGTTTGATGGTTTGTTTTCTTTTAATTGTTGAATAATGTTCACCAAGTTAGAATTAATTTGTGACAATTTTACTTGCTTCTGAAGAAATGGTTCAAGATTCTTCCAATTCTTAAATATGTATTTTAAAGCATTCAAAATATTTTCTTGACTATCATCACCCTTTTGTTTGCAAAGTGTTTTTAAATAGCTTAAAATAGTCTTCATTGCTTTTCCTTGTACTGCATCAATCTTTGCTGGTGCATCAAAATTCGACAAACAAAATTTGTGATAAATGTCTATTGACATTTTATAAATGGTTTTAGTATCTGTGTTTATAGTATCTGTGTTTGTAGTATATGGTATAGGTTTGTCATTCTGCACAATTGCATTTGTGTTTTTAGACAAATCCATTTGTGTGTTTTCACAATTCCATTTGTCAGAATCAACAAATCTTTGTGAATCTACAATTGCAAACCATTTTGTTCTGTCATATTTTGCAGAATTAAAATTGTCTTGAAGTATAAAATTCTTGTCAGTTAGTGATTTTAATATTCTTCTGATTTGACTTTTGGTGAAATAAGGAAACAATTCATCAAAGGCAGACACTGAATTGTATGTCCAGAATCTGTCTTTGTGAAAGTGCTTATTGTTTGCTTTGTTTTTTTTGATCCAGAAGATAAAATGTTTCATCATTATTGATTCTTCAAGACCAATTTCACTTGCAAGATTTATGTCAAATGAATGTTCCATCAAGATGTGATTGCTTTGAAGATGGTAAGTTCTGAAATATTTTTCAGTCTTGCAATCTTCTTAATTTGTGTAAACATCTTGTCATTGTTCTTCAAATAGGAATCAAGTGTCTTTCTTGTGATACCAAGTTCCTTTGACATATTTGACTTTGTTTCAAACAAGTCAATGAACAATTGTTCTGCTTTATTTTCTGGTGTCCAAATCATAGTTAAAATGGTAAGTCATCAGAATGATATTTGTCTACTGCAGTTTCATCTCTTTGTTGTACTGGTGCAACACTTTGTTTCTTTACTGAAGTGTATCCATCATCAACTGGTTTTCCTGCATTGTCTTCCATAACCCAATCAACAATTTTATCTGCTACTTTAAACACATCATCAACATATAAAGTTTTTGGATTTTTAGCGACCATGAAATCAAGTGCAACTTTAATTGAAGATTGCTTTACAATCATTCTTTGTCTGTCTGGATTCTCTGACTTATTAAAACCACCACCAAATGATTGTGTGAAGACTG